CCCGTTACCAATAGATTATTTACAATAGGGCTTAGTCCATTAAAGGTAATTTTATCATTGAAATCCGGAACGACCAGGTTATCAGTATAGTTTTCGGGCAATTCCGCATTCAACAAATAAGTAACGGTTTCATGTAAAGCCTCATACTCAACAACAGGCATAATTTGATCAGGAATAATGCCCAGAATATCCTGTTTTGCAAGATCGTCCAGGCTATATTTTCAGCGGGCTGCTTTATCTTTGCTTTCCACGGCGCACTGGAATGCGCCTTTTATGACATAATCTGTTTCCCAGCCACCCGTCTGCGGGATATCAGTCTCCGGCGCATGTATGGCGCGCATTTTTGAAGCAAAATAATGCCGCGGTTTGTGGAAGGTGAATTGTGGGATACTAAGGTTAATTTGCGCCGGTTCCTAAGGCGGTAGTGATAATGGATGGTTCAACCTACTTAAGTTCAAATACACCAATGTAGGGTTCAAAAAAAATGGTGTAATTATCTACGGTGACACATTTTCCGTATTTACTTTTATAATACTCCAGGGCCTCCTTCAGAAATTCCTCGGAAACCTCAAGAAATTCCGCGGACTCATAGAGGCTCTGACAGCGATTATTGTAAGCGTCGATTATTCCCATGAGGCCGACCAGCTTGTTGTATGCATATATACGGCCGCGGGCTTCCTGCTTTCTGTTGGCCGAAATGGACTGATCAAGAATGTCACCAACCCCGGTGTAATAATGTCCCAGTTCTTCCGCCAGAATGCATTTCTTTTCCCTCTCTGGTAATCCCTGGCTTATGGCAATTCGATTTCCCTTTATTCTTCCTTTACTGATCGGCAGATTTTTCTCTTTTGCAATAATCCCATTTCCAGCCGATTCCATTAAAAGTTCTTCGTATGCAATCATAGAATGCTCTCCTTGCGCAAAATTTTGGATGATTAACCATCCAAAAAATCTAGAAGTTTTCATCATCCATGATATCTTCTTCTTCTCTTTTGAGTTCCTCCGGGGCAGATGAATAATCATCAGCATGGGCCGCGTTGATATAGTTGGAATTTTCCATAACATACCTGGGGATCTCAGTCAATTCTCTTACTCTTTCTGTCGCCTTATGCTTTCCTATGTCATTGAGCTTGTTGTAATATTGAAGGATTTCAGGGGAAGATTCTCTTGCGCCGCTGGTTCCTTCCATAGGAACATCAAAGCCCATAAGCCATGCTTCGTCAACAGATAAGGCTTGCGCAAGGAGATTAATATTTCTTTGCTTTGGTTTGTATTTTCCAGAAATATATGAACTCATTTGCCCTTTATCAATCCCAGTTCTCTCTACTAATTCAGTTTGTCTGATTTCCCTAATCTCCATTGCTTTTTTTATTCTATCTTTGATTTCAGCTTTCCCCATTATTAAATTCTCCATCTCTTAAAGAAATCTTTAGAAGTAGTATATGACATAGTTGGGGAAAAATCAACTATTTTTTAAAAAAGTTGAGAAAAACTTTAAAAATAGCTTGACAAGAGCAGGAAGGGGAGATATTATGTGAATGGTTGAGATAATCTCAACAAAGGGAGGTGAGAAAAATTGGGTGTTATGAATATTGAGCCATATGATTACAGAAAGCTTAGAGGAAGAATTAAAGAGAAGTTTGGGACTCAAGCTGCTTTCGCGAAGGTTATGGGTCTTTCCGATGTGTCTGTAAGTAACAAATTATAGTAAACGACATAAGAAATTGTATGCTTTCAGTTCATGCGAAAGCCGAAATAATGGCTTTCACATGACTTCAAGCACAATTTCTAATGTCGTTTATCATAAATAACAATGTGGAGTGGGGACAGGAAGAGATTGAAAAGTCGGTAATGGTTTTAGAAATAGAATATACCGAGATACATTCATATTTTTTTACCCATGTAGTTGAGAAAGACTCAACATAAGAAATGGGTGTGGAATCCAAACACGCCGTGGAAAACAGGCTACATATCTTTAATCAATATTCCCTGTCTCTGGAAAGGGACAGGGGAGACAGGAGGTAAATATGGCGCGTCCTAAGCAGGATGGATTGCTCTACTTTTCCCTGGACACAGATTTTTTTTACGCGGACAGGAGGATAAAAGCGCTGCGGTCACGATATGGAAGTGACGGGCTGATATTTTATATCTATCTGCTGACAGAGATTTATCGGAACGGATATTACATAAGGTGGGACGAGGACAGCATTGATAACGCGATGGTGGACCTTGGGCTCACGGAAGGGCTCATAGAGCAGGTTATGACATTCTTGGTCAGCCGGTCACTACTTTATAAAAGGATACTTACTGATTCGGACACTATCATAACCTCGCCGGGAATACAGAAACGCTATCAGGAGGCGGTCAAAGGCTTAAGACGGGATGTCTATGTTGATGACAGGATCTGGATTCTGAATGATGAACAAACCGCCGCTTTTATTAAGTTTACGGCAAATGAGGATAAATTCTGTAAAAACCATAATAAATCCGGGATAAATGAGGGTAAATCCTGTAAAAACGCTACAAATGAAACGAAAAGAAATGGAATAAATAAAGCTATCGCCGCGACTCCGTCAGAGCCGGAGCCCGCAACCGCAGCTTTTCCCGCAGGCTCTTTTGAGATCCGCTGTGTGGACATGCTTATTGACTCCTGTCTTAAGTCATTTCCCAACTCGAAGGTGCCAGGAAATCTTACGGAAAAACAGAGATGGGCGGTAGAGATTGACCGCATGAAGCGGTTGGACGGTAGAAGCGAAGCGGACATTACGCAGGCGCTGAGCTATGCGGTTACAGATTCTTTCTGGCAGTCCAATATCCGCAGCGCGAAGAAATTCCGGGAGAAGTTTGAGACGTTGATTGTCCAGAGTAAAGGCCGGGGAAAGGATAACCGTTTTAATAAATTTCAGCAGAACCAATACGATTATGACCAGTTGGAAAAAGAACTGCTGAGCAATTAAGAAGACTCTGTCGGAAAATATATAGTAGAGAAAAATTTTGAAGAAAGGGAAATAATATGGAGATGACCAGAAAACGCCTGGACGAATATAAAAGTGAAAAGCAGGAGATCAAGGAATTGAGAGTGAAGCTGGATAACCTGGATCCAGCAGATTACATAGACAATGACGTAATTAACGATTACCGTAGCGGATATTCTGTCCCACAGGCGGTTATAGGGGTAGATGATAAGGCATATCTGCGAAGATATAGATACCTTAAATCAGAGATTGTCCGCCTGGAGCAGCGCTGCCGGGAGACGGAGCAGTGGATAGAGGAAATTCCTGACAGCTTGACCCGCAGGATATTCAGGATGTATTATGAGGATGGCCAGGGGCAGCAGGCCATAGCCCTGCAATTACACATGGATCAGAGCAATATAAGCAAAAAAATAAATAATTACTTTAAAACAAAAAACAATAAATCACAATTAAGTAATTCTGTATAAATACCGCGACAACAAAAAAAGAGTGATATCTTTGGACAAAAGAAAAAATTAAAAAAATGTAATTGGAATAAAATTCATAAAATTCATATGTATAATAATAATCAGAGGATCCAGCAAGGAGCTTCTGACATATACATACCCTTCATAAGGACGCCGGGTGTAAACCGGGCGTCCTTTTTGCGCCGCCAAAACTCCTAACAGGTGATGTAGGGGGAGAGCAACGGCGGGCCCCTTTCCAATTTTCACAAAATGGAACAAATGAGAGGAGGTGATAATTAAATGAAATATAAGCAAATTGCGGAAAAATACGGTGCCGGTCTATCGGCTGTGAAACCGCGGGCAGCTCGATACCGGAAAAAGTGAGATTGCGGCCAGGGAGTCGAAAAGCCGCAATCTCAAAAAAGCGCAACTAGAAGGGTACAGGTTGAAAATTTTCCAAGACGACCGTTGCGGCAGCCGGTATGAAAGAACTTGATAATCCTATCATCCATACAGGCAGGATGGGCGGCGCGCTCCGCAGAGGGTGGAACATTGGGGCAATATGGGACATAAGGAATGGGGAAAGAGGCGCTTTATGATAACAATATCAGAACTGGATCTGGATAATATTGCCCCAGGTGCTTGAAAACAAGATCAGAAAGTATTTAGAGGGATGTCTGAAATGATAAACTCAATAATCGAAGCAGTCAGAGTTGCCCTGGACGGAGAGTTCGGGAAGAATTATGAAATCTATACGGAAGAACCTGGGCAGGGTTTTAAGGAGCCTTGTTTTTTTATTTTCTGCCTGAAGTCCGCTAATGAACTGTTCCGCGGACAGAAATATTTCAGGCGCAGCCAGTTCTGTGTCCGGTATTTCCCAGAGTCCATCGGAAAACAGCGGGAGAACAATGATGTGGCCGAAAGGATGTGGCAGTGCCTGGAGTATATCACGATTGATGGGGAGGGCAGGCCGATCCGGGGGACGAAGATGAATTATGAAGTGGTTGACGGCGTACTGAACTTCTTCGTGAACTATGACTGCTTTGTTTATAAGACAGAGCGGCAAAACGCCATGGAAGAATTGCTGTCAGACACAGGCGTGAAAGGAGGTGATTAACATGACCGCAAAGAAGGGCAATGCCGCGGCAGAGGAGAAAAGCGAACGGGCTGAACCTAGGTTCACCAAAAAGCAGGTTCTGTCTGCTGCCCGGTTTAAGAACAGGAAGGATCTGGTGTCTGCCGTGCTGGATGACGGTAAGACATACACAATTGTGGAGGTTGACCAGATGGTTGACCGGTTTATGAAAGGAAAGGTGAAATAAATGGCTTTAGGTGGTGGAACATTCGTCGCGCGGAATAAAAAGCTGCCCGGCGCGTATATCAACTTTGTATCGCTGGCAGGCGCGTCCGCCGCATTGTCCGGCAGGGGGATATGCACCATGCCCCTTGAACTGGACTGGGGCGCGGATGATGAAGTTTTTGAAGTGAGCAATGAGGATTATCAGAAGAACAGCATGAAGATTTTCGGCTATGCCGCGGATCATGAGAAAATGAGGGGCCTGAACGATCTGTTCATGAATGCCCGGACCCTGTACGCGTACCGTGTGAACGGCGGTGGGCAGAAAGCGGAAAATGATTTTGCCGTTGCCCTGTACAGCGGGCTCCGCGGAAACGATCTGAAAATCGTTATTCAGGCAAACGTGGATGACAACAGCCTGTATGATGTGCATACCTACATGGGGACAACGCTGGTGGACAGCCAGACCGTGTCAGAAGCGGATTCGCTGAAAGCGAACGGCTATGTGAAGTTCAAAGCCGAGGCAGCGCTGGCTGTGACGGCCGCGGCGCCCCTGACAGGTGGAACCAACGGAACTGTAGACGGCGCGGCACACCAGAAATATCTGGATAAGATCGAGAGCTATTCCTACAACACCATGGGGGTTGCCATTACGGATGAAACGATCAAGAAGCTGTATGTGTCGTTCAACAGACGCCTGCGTGATGAAATGGGCATCAAGTTCCAGCTGGTGCTTTACAGGGCCGCGGCTGACTATATGGGGACGATCAGCGTAAAGAACAGAATTGTGGATACGGATGGCGGCTGGCCGGAGGCGTCCCTGGTGTACTGGGTGACCGGCCTGGAATGTGGCTGTGAAGTGAACAGGTCATGCCAGAACCGAAAGTATGACGGATCCTTCGCTGTGGACACGGAATACACGCAGGCGCAGCTGGGGCAGTGTATTGACAACGGTGAGTTTGTCCTGCACAAGGTCAATTCGGATATCCGCGTGCTGGAGGATATCAACAGCATGGTGACCACGACGGACACGGAAGGGGATATCTTTAAGGAAAACCAGACGGTCAGGGTAATAGACCAGATCGGTAATGATATCGCGGTACTGTTCAACACGAAATACCTGGGCGTTGTCCCTAATGACGCCGCCGGCCGGATTTCCCTCTGGTCGGACATTGTGGCTTACCACCGGGAACTGGGGAAGATACGGGCAATAGAAGGCTTCTCCGACAGCGATGTGACGGTGGAGCAGGGCGAGTCCAGGAAATCCGTTGTCGTTACCGACAGCGTGACGGTTGTGAATACGATGGCCAGGCTGTACATGACGGTCGCCATATTATAGGGAGGTGAAAAGAAATGGGTCAGAATGTAATTATGGACGCGAGAGACGCTGTATATGGGAGCCTTGCGGAATGCTTTATCACGATTGACGGGAGGCGCTATAACTTTATGAGCCTCACAGAATTTGAGAGCAAGTGGGAAGTGAACATCACAGACGTGCCGATTCTGGGTAAAGTCGGAATGGGACATAAGGCATCCGGGGGAAAAGGGACATGGAGCGGCACGGCGCATTATAACCAGTCCGTTTTCAGGGAGATGGCCAACCGTTACCAGAAGACTGGGAATATGCCCTACTTTGAGATCCAGGTGAGCAACGAGGATCCCGGCAGTACGGTAGGGAGACAGACCATTATCCACAGGGGATGCCTGTGTGATACCTTTACGCTCGCGAAATTCCAGGCCGGGGAAGAAATTTTGGATGAGGAACTTTCCGGGACGTTTGAGGAATGGGACATGCCCGAGAAATTCAATGAGATGGACGGGTTTGTCACAAATTAAGCCACAGCCCCTGTATGGGCTTATAGGAGGCCCATACAGGGGGTTTTGAACAGTAAACAAAATATAGATAATCGCGAAACATTCTCCGCAAGTGACGTGACTGGTCAGGATATACAAAACGGGCTCCGACGCGGTGGCAAGTCGTCCTTATTTTGTATATCTTGCCCAGCCCCTGTGTCCTGAAAGGGAGTTTCGCAATTGCTTATAAACAAAATCTAGCAGGAGGAAAAAAATGTCTAAATTTGCCCAATTTATGAAGTCTAACAAGAAGGAAAAGGCCAATGAGTTTTATGCCCCTACCGAGTCCCTGTGTGATGAGGCGGGGAACCCCGTCCAGTGGGAGTTCCGGCACTTGACGTCAAGGGAAAATGATGCCCTGCGGGATGCCTGCACCATCGAGGTGCAGATCACCGGCAAGCCCAACCTGTACAGGCCGAGGCTGAACACATCCCAGTACCTGAACAGGATGGTGTGCGCCGCAACGGTCTGCCCTGACCTGTATGATGCCGCGCTGCAGGATTCCTACGGGGTCAAGACCCCGGAAGACCTTCTGTACGCGCTGGTGGACGATTCCGGTGAGTACAATGATCTGTGCGCGTGGATGCAGAAGTTCCAGGGATTCAGCAGGACGCTGGATGATAAGGTGGAAGAGGCAAAAAACTGATAAATGGAGGGGACGGTGAAGCGAACTTCGCGTATTATGCCCTCCATAAACTGCGCATTCTTCCCAGGCAGTTCCTAATGATGGATGAAGAGGAAAAGGCATTCATCATTGCTGCCATCAAGATCAAGATAGAGAATGACAAGAAGAAAGAAAAAGAGATTAAACAGAAAGCAAGAAAGAAAGGCAGGTGATACATGTGGCATCCATTCAGACAGGCATTGAACTGAATGACGGCTTTACCAGCATATTGAACAACATCATCAGTTCCGTCAACCTTGCTGTTTCCGCTATGGAAAATATGCAGGAGGCACTGAACGCCGACATTGACACCAGTTCACTGGCGGGCGCAAGGTCGGAAATCGACCAGGCAACCATGGCCGTGAATGAACTGGACCAGGCAATGTCTGAACTGACCGCCCCGGCAATAGATACCATACAGGTGGACGCGGCAGGGGCAGGCCAGGTCATAAACGTGGTGGTGAATCCTGTCATCCCTGTTCCGCTTATCTCCAACCCGCAGGAGATCAGGCCCGACGTGGTCCCCAACGCCCCACCGGAACCAGTGAATGTCCCGGTGCAATGGCGGACGGACAATCTGGACGTATTTACAGGTTCCGGGGCTGAACGGTTCCGGCAGGAGGTCCAGAGCGCGGACGCCATGCTGGAACGTTTATGCGGCACGCAGGACGCGATTGCGAGGCAGGCTTACGACACCATCATCTTTCCGCCGGAGGCGTTCCAAAACCTCAACAGCATGGCGGTCAGGATGGACACGCTGCGCGACAGGATCCGGCAGATCGAAAACAATCCCCTGAACATGGGGACAGACGCGGCGAACGCCGAATTGGAACGGCTGCGGGTACTGCTTAACCAGGCGCTGCAGGCGCAGGGGGTGATGAACCAGGCTGTCGAGGACATGGATGTGCAGGCGGCAAATGAAGCCTATCTTCGGTTATCACAGATTATAGGCGACACGGAAAGGCACATCCGGGATAACGTGGATGAGCAGGGAAATCTCAATGCCAAGATTAAAAAAAGCAAAGACAATGCCGAGGAATTGAAAAAAGTGATCGACGGTGTCGTGGAATCCCTTGACGTGATGGCAGGGCTGGAAAAAGCCAGGGACTGGATAAAGGAATGTACAGAAGCGTTTGACATACAGCGCAATGCGGAATCACAGCTGATGACCATGCTGGTGAACAATGTTGAAACGGAGGTCACGGCTGACCCCCATGCGCTGACTGCGGCGTTTGACACCATAACGGCAAAGGCGTCAGAAATCCAGTCCAGGGGCGTCTATGCTGATGAGACAATGATCGCCGGGGCGACGGAGTTTTCAACATACTTTTCGGACACTGCAGCCATTGAAATGATGATGGACACCCTTGCGGACTATGCTATGGGCATGTCCGGCGGAGGCGAGGTTGACAGTACGGCAATGGTTTCCTATGCCACTGGACTGGGAGAGATTATGTCAGGTTCCTATGAGGCCATGACTCAGAAAGGATTTGAGTTCACGGAAGCCCAGAAAGCCGTCATTGAAGGGACTGCGACACAGGAACAGGTCATTGCGGCCATCGGAGAGGAATACCTGGACGCGTCGCATGATGTCCAAGCCGCCGCCGCGATCAATGCCGTGGTCGCTAAATCCTGGGACGGCCTGTATGAATCCATGAGTAATACTCCGGAGGGAAAGATCATGCAGATGAATAATACTTTCAGTGAAATGAAAGAGATGATAGGAGGCCAGCTGTACCCATACGTGATTTTGTTCGTAGACGCGATCACAAGCCACTGGGGAACCATCCAGGAGGTCCTGGACGGCATCACGCTGGGACTGCAGATTATGATGGGTATATTGTCCTGGCTGCTGGAAGGGGCGCTGAACTTTGCCCAGGCGGTTATAGACAACTGGTCATGGATATCACCTATCGTTTATGGCATTGTCGCGGCCCTGGCGTTATATGCTGTTATTTCTGGAATAGTGGCTGTTGCCAACGGCATACATACAGTGTCTGAGGCAGCGAAAGCAGCAGCGCAGGCATTGGCAACTGGAGCAACTTTTGCCGAAACTGCTGCCCAGCAGGGACTGAATGCCGCATTGGCAGCGTGTCCGCTTACATGGGTGATTCTGCTGATAATCGCGCTGATTGCGGTGATCTTTGCGGTGTGCAACGCAATAGCGAAAATGACTGGCGTGGCAAATTCCGGGTTCGGTGTAATGACTGGCGGGGTAAATGTAGTAATCCAGTTTTTCAAAAATCTGGGTCTTGCTGTAGCGAATATTGCCCTGGGGATCTGGGATGCGATAGGCGCCTTGGTGAACAATATGAAGACAGCTTTTAACAATGCGATCTGTTCAGTCCAGTCATGGTGGTATGACCTTCTATCAACTGCGCTGACAGTCATAGGCGGAATCTGTGAGGCTCTGAACAAGCTGCCATTTGTGGATTTTGATTATTCTGGCATCACGTCCGCGGCTAATGAATATGCGGACAGGGCGGCGGAAGCAGCAGAGGGTAAAAAAGAGTATGAGTCAGTCAGCGATGCGTTTAATGAAGGTTTCAATACGTTTGACACCTTTCAAGACGGCTGGGCATCTGACGCATTTGCGGCTGGTGCCGCATGGGGTGACGGCATAGCGGACAAGGTCGGTGCTTTCAGCCTGAAAGACCTGTTTGCGACAGAGGATGACTATGGGCCAGGTTTTAGTAACACCATGGAATCCAACGGAATGGATGAGGACGTTGATGATATTGCCGGGAACACCGGCAGCATCAAGGATTCCCTTGGCTGTACAGAAGAGGATTTGAAGTATCTGCGTGACATTGCGGAACAGGAAGCAGTAAACAGATACACCCTGGCAGAAGTAAAGGTTGAACAGACCAACCATAACAACATAAACAGCAGTTTGGATCTGGACGGTGTTGTGTCCGGCCTGACAGACGCGGTGAGTGAAGCCGTGGACAGTATTACAGAGGGGGTGCATGAGTAAATGGCAAGAAGCGGATATGAATTTTTTTTAGACAGGTGCCTGCTGCCCGTAGCCCCTTCAAAGCTGGAGATAAAGATCAACAACTCGAACAAGACGCTGACCCTTATCAATGAAGGTGAGATAAACATCCTGAAAACGGCAGGGCTGACAGACATTGAATTTACCTGTGAGATCCCACAGGTGAAATACCCTTTCGCGGTCTATAAGGAAGGGTTCCGTGGGGCTGACTATTTCCTTGATTATTTTGAGTCGCTGAAAAACAGCCATAGCCCCTTCCAGTTCATTGTCTGCCGGTCGCTTTCCGGCAGCAAAAGGCTGTTCGGTACAAATATTAAGGTAACGCTGGAAGACTATAAACTGACAGAAGACGCCGGGAACGGGTTTGATGTCACAGTGAAGGTGAAGCTGAAACAATGGCGGGACTACGGTACAAAGATAGTGAACATCACCCTGACAGCGGAAAAACCCAAAGCGACAGTAGAACCCCAGCGGGAAGCAGCCACAGCACCGGCGTCGGCAGCCACTTACACGGTGGTAAAAGGTGACTGCCTTTGGAATATAGCGAAAAAGTTCTACGGGAACGGCTCAAAGTATTCCATCATTTACAACGCGAACAAAAGCGTGATCGGTGGAAACCCGAACCTGATTTATCCGGGACAGGTGCTGACGATCCCGGCGGCATAAGAAAGGGGGTGTTTCAATGGGTGTTGAACTGCTGATCGCGAATGAATCAGGGACAAAGACATATATCCCACTGGTGGAAGAAGGAATTGAATGGCTGACGGAACGGAGAAGCGCCCCTGGAAAGCTGACATTCAATGTTTTAAAAGATGACGCGCTGGACTTTTCAGAAGGCAGCGCTGTCCGGCTGAGATCGGATGACGACAATATTTTCTATGGTTTTGTGTTCAAGCAGAGCAGGGATAAAGACCAGATCATAAAGGTCACCGCCTACGATCAGATGCGGTATCTGAAAAATAAAGATACCTATGTGTATGAAAACAAGACCGCCGCGCAGCTCATCAGAATGATAGCGGAAGATTTTACCCTGAGTATCGGGGATATAGATGATACCAGGTACGTAATAGAATCAAGGGTTGAAGAAAATACGTCACTGTTTGAAATGATAGAAAATGCCCTTGACCTGGAACTGACCAACAGCGGGGAGCTGTATGTGTTATATGACGATTTGGGGAAACTTACGCTGAAACACTTATCTGAAATGTATGTGGGCAGTCCGGGGGCTTATCTGCTGATTGATGAAGAAACCGGGGAAAACTTTGCGTATACGTCATCCATTGATGATAATACCTTCAACAAGGTCAAGCTGACCTATGACAATGAAGACACAGGGCTACGGGATGTCTACGTTGCCCAGGATGGGACGAATATCAATAGGTGGGGCGTCCTGCAATACTTTGACACACTGCAGGATGGCGAAAACGGACAGGCAAAGGCGGACGCCCTTTTGAAACTGTATAACAAAAAGACCAGAACCCTGGAACTGACCAACGTCATAGGTGACAACAGGGTAAGGGCCGGGTCAATGGTGGCCATCCGGCTTGACCTGGGTGACATGAAACTGAATAACTTCATGCTGGTGGAATCCTGCAGGCACACATGGAAACAGGATGAACACAGGATGAACCTGAAACTGAAAGGTGGTGAATTTGTTGGCTGACGCGAATGAATTGGTAAAGGCATTGAAAAAGGCGGCAAGGGATGAACGGGAGGCGTCAAAACCAGTCAGCCTGTTCTTTGGTGAAGTGCAGTCGGTGGATCCATTGAGGATCAACGTGGAACAGAAGATGGTGTTGGGTGAAAAACAACTGATTCTCGCAAGGAATGTGACCGACTTTAAAACCATGGCAACCGTTGACTGGCCTACGGAAAGCGGCCTTAATACACATACCCACACGGTAAAAGGGACAGACAGCGCGGGGGACGGCATTGACCTGGCCAGCGACGCGGTGGACCTGGCGCATACCCACAAAATAGCGGGAAAGAAAGTAATCACGATACACAATGGCCTGGCGGTTGGTGAGGAGGTCATCCTGGTCAGGCAGCAGGAAGGCCAGAAGTTTGTGGTCATTGACCGGATAGGGGGCAGGATATGATTCCATCAGCCAGCGGTTTTTTAGCCCGGGATTTTGAGATTGAGGAACAGCCCAGCCTGACTTATAGGATGGATTTGGACGGTGATTCCGTCCGTGGGTATGTGGACGGGCAGGAGGCGGTAAGGCAGGCCATATTCCGGATCCTTCAGACGGAACGCTACCAGTATATCATCTATCCGTGGTGGTATGGGATCGAAACGCTTGACCTGTACGGTGAGCCTGTGGACTGGGTGTGCGCGGAACTGGAACGCAGAGTCACGGAAGCCCTTCTTGTGGATTCCAGAATCACCGGCGTGACGGACTTTGAGCATGATACCGATGGGAAAGGCGTGGTCCACACTACGTTCATAGTCCACACCATTTATGGTGATGTCCCGGCGGAAAGAGAGGTGAAGATATAAATGTATGAGAACATGACAGATGATTTTCTGCGGGAACGGATGCTGTCCCGTGTGTCTGACAAGCTGGATAAAAGGCCCAGCGCCCTGATCTATGACACCATTGAGCCCGCGGCAAATGAGCTTGCGATACTGTACATTGAACTGGAGTACCTGATTCTAAATTCCTATGGCGACACAGCGGCAAGGGAGTTCCTGGCCCTGCTGTGCAAAGACAGGGGAATCACCCCAGCCCCGGCAACCCATGCCGTGCTGAAAGGGGTGTTTACCCCGGATTCCGTTGACGTGGCCGGGCAGCGGTTCAATATCGGTGATGTGAATTATATGGTTACTGAACGGATTTCCCCGGGACAGTACCAGGTGCGGTGTGAGTCGCTGGGGACTGTGGGGAACCAGTATCTGGGACAGATGATACCTATTGACTATATTCAGGGACTGAAAACTGCCGAGCTGACGGAAATCCTGATACCCGGTGAGAATGAGGAGGACACCGAGGATTTACGACAGAGGTATTTTGACAGCTTCAACGAACAGTCTTTTGGCGGGAACCGGGCTGACTATCTGGCGAAAGTCAGAGGCATTGACGGCATAGGCAGCGTAAAGGTCACACGGGTATGGAACGGTGATATCCGTCCGGCGGACATGATTCCCGGCAACGCGGTCAGGGCCTGGTATGAATCCACGGTCAAGACGGCGCCAGGGGAGGTCGCGGCATGGCTGTCATCCGTCTATATGGCTGCGCTTGAAAAGAAACTGACCGTTGGCGGCACTGTACTGGTCACGGTGGTTAATTCAAACGATTTTGGGGAAGTCAGCGCTGTCCTGCTGGACAATGTCCAGAATATACTTGACCCGGAAGAAAATGCCGGGGAAGGCTGTGGGCTTGCCCCTGTTGGACATGTTGTCAGTGTAAAGAGCGCGCTGCCTGTGGGAATACAGGTTAAGACCACTTTGGCGTTTGAGGAAGGGTATTCCTGGAGCAATCTCAAAACACCAATCACGGAAGCGGTGGACGCTTACCTGCTGGAACTCAGGAAGAAATGGGCGGACAGCAGTTCCCTTGTGGTCAGGGTCAGCCAGATTGAAGCCAGGATACTGGCGGTGAAGGGTGTGGCGGATATTACAGATACCCGGCTGAACGGAACCGCCGCGAATGTAACCCTGGGCATGTATGAAATCCCTGTGATGGGGGGTGTTGGCGCATGACCAGAGAAGTTGACCTTGCGTCCTACCTGCCCACATTTATGCGAAGGTACAGGGAACCAGTGGCAGCGCTGGAAGCGGAAAGCCCGGAATTTAATATTGTGTGGGATGGTGTTGACAGAATTTTGTATAACCATTTCATTTCCACTGCTGATGAATACGGCATTGCGCGTTTTGAAAGGATTTTAGGGATTTTCCCTTCGGATGAGGATGACCTTGAAAGCAGGAGGGTCAGGGTGCAGGCCAGGTGGGTGAACAAACTCCCATACACCATCAGGGTATTGGCTGAGAAAATCAGGATACTCAGCAATGGAGCCGATTTCACGATTGAGGCGGATTTCCGGCAGGGATATAGGGCCGTGGTTCACACAATGCTGGAATTAGCAGGGCAGGTGGGGGAATTGGAGCATATTATTGACGAGGTTATACCGTGTAACATAGTGACAGATACTATAAACCATATCCATAGTGAGGATACAAAAGGGAAGGTGTACATAGGTGGCGGTATGGCCTGCGCAGACATTATAGAAATAGCAAACTGAGAGGTGGAAAATGGCAGACTTTTCAAAATTAATCATTACAGACGCGGGAAAGCGGCTTCTGAACTTGAAATTAAATTCACAGCAAGAACTGTCCTTTACGGAGATGGCCATGTCAGAATGCAAGTATGACATGGACACCCTTCCAGGTTTGACAAGCCTGGAAGGGATCCAGCAGCGGGCAGGCATCCGGAAGATCTCAAGAAAAGAGAACTCGATTCAGATTGATTCCGTATTCTTAAACAGCGATTTGGAGAAGGGGTATTTCGCGAATACACTGGGCGTATATGCCTGCCTTGGGGCAGATGAGCCAGTGCTATTTGCTGTGGCGGCGGAGCAGGTAAGCGCGGCCTATATGCCGCGGAAATCGCGGACACTGAGCGGGATAGAGATTAAGCTGAAAATAACGTTGGAGAACGCGGAGAATATAACCATTCAGATGGACCAGTCAGCAATGGCGACGGTAGGGGATGTGCTGGAACTTGAAGACCATATAGGAAATCACGTTGCTGACTTTGATAACCCCCATCATGTGACAAAGGCACAGGTGGGGTTGGACAAAGCCGATAATACAGCCGACGTGGATAAGCCTGTGTCAGCTGCCCAGCAAGAGGCTCTAAACCATAAAGTAGATAAGGTGGCAGGAAAGGGGTTATCAAAAAACGATTATACGGATGTAGAGAAGGCCAAACTGCAGGGTATTGAAGAGAAGGCTAACCATTACACGCATCCGGATACACATCCGGCCACGATGATAGATCAGGATGCCGATCACAGATTTGTGTCTGACTCGAAGCGGCAGGAGTGGGATGGGGTATATACGCAGGCCACTGGGTATACAGACCAGAAGATTGCGGACCTGATCAATGGCGCCCCCGGTACGTTAGATACCCTGGGGGAGATTGCCCAGGCCATGCAGGATAATAAGGATGTGGTGCAGGCCCTGGATCAGGCAATCGGCACCAAGGCCAGCCAGGCAGAGCTTGATGGGCATACTGGCAATAATACAATCCACATAACAGCATCCGAGAGGCGGGCATGGAATGACAAGCAGACCAAGACGGGGGACACCAAGGATAATGTAGTCACGTTTACCAGTGGGGATTCTGCCACTCCAACAGGCTGGACAGATGTAGGAGTAATTGGCTCGGGCGAAAAGCACAGCAGCCTGTGGAGAAAAGTTTCCTTATTTGCTAAAAACGTGAGATATCTCTGGAAATTGATGGGCAGTACGTCCCTAAACGGGATCGGGGACGGCACGGTGACAGGAGCAATTTCTTCACTAAACACGGGTTTAAGTGACAAACAAAATAATCCGTCTACGGGTAGTTTCTCATTCAATGTTGCGGTGGTAATGGCTGTTAATCAAGATTTGATTGTTAAATATGACTCACACAAGGCTTTGCATATATGTTTTATGCTAAAATCAAATGTGGCAGCTACGGTATCCATTACTGTCGGCACAATACCAGTTGGGTATAGACCAACGAGAAATATTACCTGCTCGTGTAATGGGTCTGGCGGTGGATGTGCTGTTGTCGTGATAAACACGAATGGAAATGTTATTATAACCCCATATAATTCAAGCGGTTTTGTTGATTCTGAAACAGTGAGTATCGACATTCCTTGTTTTGTTTAAACTTTAACCACTTAGATTATGTGCGGATACGCAATACAGTCATACGTGTGCCACCTAATGTTATAACAGGGCCAGCATAGGCGCAAAGATTGATGTATGTCCCAGCAGCCGCATGAAAAATACCAACAGCCTGCACATGTGTGTATCCCGCCCCATCGTTAATCCCAGATGCCCAGTTCCACGTTTCTACATAATCGGATGCTGATGAGACATTGCAGATCATCAGATTAAAATTACCCGTAATAGCTGATACAATGCGGGCATCACCTACCACCAAATACCAGCCCGTTTTAGTAACTGCATGGCTAATCAGGATATTTTGTGATGTTGCCGCCAGAGTTTTTGCGTCGCCAGCATATGACGACGCAGTCATACTTAATCCCGTGTTTAGCTGATATGGTGAAAGTGGTTGAAATCATATTTGGGGTGTGTTATAGTTGGTGCATGGGAAAACCATAGAGCCAAGGCGGCTTTACCCCTCTTTTTTACTCGGAGGGTTTCAAAAGCCCTCCAGACAAGAGAAAGGAGGGTGGTACGATGTATGTTACATATCAGGACTTGATCCAGATAGGGATATTCATTGTAGCCCTTGCGAATTTGATTTATCAGATTTACAAGGAAAAGAAGAAATAGCCGCCACTACTGCGAATAGTGACGGCTGTTGTATAGCAACGGCTAATTGCTAGAGGGTAGAGCCGCTTCTATGGCTTTCCCTTTTTGTATCTCCATAATAGCATACAGATACTATGTTTGCAAGATTTTTTTAGAGTGGTATGCTTGATCTGGAGGTGACTAACTATGGATGATATCAGGACAAGTATAATACAAAGTGTTATGCAGGCCTTGAGTGGAAAAGCTGATGATGACACAATAAATCTGGTGCAGGACGTGCTTACCATGCAGCTTAACGCCTATGAGGTAACAGAGCGCTGTACGGAGGTGGCTGTCAGGGATGACAGTGCCCAGGGACTGCTTAAAAAGTTCTTAGCGACAAAGCGGGTGGAGGGCATTGCGGACTCCACCCTGCAGAGGTACGCCGAAATCAATGGAGCGCTACTGCAGTACCTGGGAAAACCCTTGGCTGAGATAACAACCTATGACATTCGGTTTTATCTTTCTATGCGACGACAAATCGGGCGTGTAAGCAATCGCACGATGGACGGGATGCGGCGGTGTTATTCCAGCTTTTTCGGTTGGTTGTTAGCCGAGGGGCTGATACCACATAACCCTTGCGCCGCATTGGCGCAGATTAAGAGCCGCAAGGTAGTAAAAAAGCCTTATTCAGCGGCAGATATGGAACGGATACGGGAATCATGTAGTAATATCCGTGACCTGGCCCTAGTAGATTTCCTATATTGTACGGGTTGCAGAGTATCGGAGGTGTCCCGTCTGGATATAGGCGATATAGACTTTGAGCGCATGGAGTGTGTAGTCTTAGGAAAGGGCAATAAAGAGCGCAAGGTATATCTGACCGAGGTTGCTGCCATGCATTTGCAGGAATATTTGAAAACAAGACGGGATAGCAGTGAGGCATTATTTTATGGAAAAGGGAGAAGACTAAAAAAAAGTGGGATTGAAGCGATTATAAAGAATCTGGGCAAGAGGGCAGGAGTAGAAAATTCCCATCCACACCGATTCCGCCGCACATTGGCTACAAATTTGCTGGATCGGGGCATGAATATACAAGACGTGGCGGCGATCCTGGGGCACGCAGACCTCAAGACTACACAGGTCTATTGTTATATCAGTCAAGCCAACGTTAAGGCGGCATATTGTAAATTTGCCGCATAAATAATGTGCTTAATGTGTGTCAAGTTGACTCCGGAGCTGTGCCGGAGTTTTTAGCGTGCAAAAATATAGCAATATCGGTTTTATTGGACAGTATTGGACATAAATTCTTTGTTCCAGCTAAACACGGGCTTACATAATAAATCAAATACAAATCACACTCACAATTACGCAGAGTCCAGTTCGGCGGGAGGTTCTGCAAATTCAGCAGTTAAACTTGATTCGTCAGCCGGATCAAACACACAGCCTGTATATTTCTCTGGAGGTAAACCTGTTGTCTGCTCATATTCACTGGGTAAATCTGTACCGAGTAATGCGGTATTCACAGATACAAATACCTGGAGGGGTATACAAAACAATTTAACATCAACTAGTACCACTGATTCATTGTCTGCTTTCCAGGGAAAGATTTTGAATGATAACCTAATGACGCTGCTATCAAAAAATATTGTTCTAAATGCTAACGACTACATACCAAAATTGGCAGATGGTAGATACTTATTATATGGCGTTGCCCCAAAAGAGCTACCAACAGATTTTGGCAACTGTTTATATGGTACTGTTACAGTAATTTCGACCCACGGTAATGGCACAACATACAAAGCAGTAACAGTTGTAGCGATTAATGGTGATGGTACGGCTATAAAATCTGCGTTTGGGCTTATATATAACTCTTATGGTAGTAATAAAATTGTCTGGAAAATGCATAATTAACAGTATGGTTGATGTATATGGCGTTAAAATAACCTGATTAAGTGTAACTTGCGCCATAAATATTTATGCGCCAAATATTGCGTTTGCGCATAACAAGCGACCCGACATTAACTTGTAAATTGCCCCTTTGAAAAATTAAGCTATCCTGATGGCACATATTGTGCCATCAGTTATATATATGCTGCCTGATGACCATTGGGTAAGCATAACGGGCTGTGTAGTCTGCTTTGTTGTATATACAATGCCTACAGCCTGTGGGATACGATACATTCCCATAGCATCATATCCAGCACTCACTGTTAGGTGTGCCACTATTTCTGTTGGCAGCCATACATTGGCTATAACTATCCAGCGTCCAGCTGGCAGATCTACAGAGCCAACTGTTACGTCTGCAGCTACCGGCACAGTACTTGGGATAATTGTGCCATATCTTACTTCACCAATACGTTTCAAACCCGTGTTTAGTGAACACATATGAACATCAGATATAATCTGGTTCTAATATGTGTTTGTTTTACATGAATATACGAGGAGTAATACAAGATGAGAATAAGAGATGCGCCATTGTAAAGGCATAACTTTGTAATTTTCACAAGAAAGAAAACGAGGAAAAATTTATGGACAAAATCAAATTGACTGTAACAACAGTTTTATCCGCGCTTATGAGTTGGCTGGGGATCCTGGCCGTGCCGGTATTCTTACTGGTAGGCTGCAATCTGGTTGACTACATAACCGGGCTTTGCGCCGCAAAATACCGAAATGACGGAGGCATCAGCAGCTATAGCAGCATCAAAGGTATTATCAAAAAGATATGCCAGTGGCTGCTTGTATTGGTAGGGGCATGGATCGACATTTTGATCAACTATGCCGCGGAGCAGGCAGGTGTGGATTTTAGCCTCCCCTTTATTGCGGCTACGGTGGTGGCGGTGTGGCTGATCGTTAATGAGATTATCAGTATTATGGAAAACATGATGGATATCGGTGTGACAATGCCTCCATTCCTGATGCCTGTGATCAAGTATATTAAAAAACAAATAGAGGACAATGCCACGATTCAAGATGAAGCAAAGGGCGAGGAAAAAGAGCATGGGCAAGATAATAGCAATTGACGCAGGACATGGTATGGGCACGGCGGGCAAGCGCTGCCCAGGGAGCATTGACCCCAACGAGACACGGGAGTGGTGGCTGAATGATCGGATCGCTGACCGGGTGCAGGAACTGCTGGCGGCTTATGACTGCGCCGTCCTGCGAGTGGATGATACCACCGGCGCAAGGGATATTTCCTTGTCTGCCCGCGTAAAGTCGGCGAATAAAGCCAAGGCAGACATATACATATCTGTCCATCACAATGCGGGCATCCACGGCGGAGTCGGTGGCGGCACGGTGGTGTATTACTATTCCAGCGCAGCGGCCAGGCGTGTGCAGGCAATGAGGCTGTATGACGCCGTGACTGTAAGGACAAGCCTGCGCGGCAACCGGAGCAACAAGGTGGTAAAAAAAGGTTTTTATGTGATCAAAAATACTGCCATGCCCGCTTTTTTGATCGAAAATGGATTTATGGATTCCAGGACGGACGCGCCTATCATTTTGACACAGACGCACGCCGAGCAGACAGCCCGGGGGATTGTGGATTTTCTAGTGGCAGAGCTGCGTCTTATGGCTGCCGGGGGGAGTTCCCCGCAGGCCGGGACAGGCAGTGAAATCACCCCTGGCAGCAGCCAGATCGCAAGTACCTATTATCCGGCCTATACAGGTTCCAAGACCACCCTGTCCGCCGCTATGACGGCGCTGGGGCTGGATGCCAGCTACACCCACCGCAAGCTGGTCGCCAAGGCCAACAATATTGCTGGCTATGTTGGCACCGCTGCCCAGAATACCCGGATGTATAACCTGCTGGCAGCAGGCATCCTTATCAAAGAGTAGTTGCGCCGACGCAACTTTTCAAACAGCAGCCCTGGTTTTGACCAGAGCTGCTGTTTAAGAATTTGTCACAAAAATTGTCATGAAAACGCAAACCCCCGAATTTCAAATTTTTGGCATATATATTTACAGGTTCAAGTCCGGCCACCAGCGGTTAAGAAAAGCTTTAAAGGCTGTAGAGTGTATATACGACGGAGGGTATCCCGGGTCAGTGCGGCGCGGAATCTGGCGCGGAAACGCAATAATCGTTGCCTTAAGCGGCGAAAAGTGATACACTTTATCTGTCTTATACTATAGGAAGGATCAACATACGAATCAAGACGGTGGGAGACAAGATATGATAAAGAAACAGAAGCTGTCAAAGCAGGTGGCTGCCTGGATTGTGGTAATACTTTTCATTATGCTTGCTTTTTTTGTGTTTACAAAAGAGAATGAACGGCGCATTATGGAACAAAACATGGAATATATACAGGACAGTACGATTCAGATAGCGGAACGGATTGATCATGCGTTTCTGGACGGATATGAAAGCATTCGTATTTTGAGCGCGTTTTTGAGCCAGTCCCTGAAACAGCCGGAGGTGGATATCAAGCTGGTGCGTGAGATTGCCCAGGATTCTGTTTTTGATTTTATCGAATTTGCCGATAAGGACGGTATGGATCATAATGTTACGGGCGGCGTGACGGACGCAAGAGACAGACAGTATTATCTGGACGGAATAAAGGGAAATGTGGGCATGGAGGTCATCTTTAATTCCCGCGCGACACATGAAACGCTGCTGATGTTTTACTCCCCCGTTACCTTTGACGGGCAGATTGTAGGCGTGCTGATCGGCGTCTATCAGGCGGACAACAAAATAGCGAATCTGCTTACGGCGACGTATTTCGGGGAGCAGGCCAATCTTTATCTATGTTCGCCGGAGGGAAGGATTGTAGCGGGCAATCTGCCTCTGGATACCAATGCGAATCTATCTATTTCCGATCTGACCCAGGGGGACGACGCGTTGGCAGAGAGGATGCGGCAGGCTGCGCAAAGCGGTAAGGATCTTACATTTACTTTGGAAAACCAAAAATCCGGAGGATGTATGACGAAACTACAGGATGCGGGCTGGTTTCTGATTCAGATCTTTCCTAAGGCGGCGAATGTTACCATGGTTCAGGATGCCAATTATGCAGGCGTCATGCTGGAGACGATGCTGCTTTTGATTTTCGGTGTTGTTTTGGTACTGTTAGTTCATTTTCACCGGAAGGATCGGCGCAATATTGCGGAAATAGCGGAGGAAAGAGGAGAATATAAGAATGCCGTATTGGCGGATGCCTTTATTGTGCTAGAGGTAAATCTGACAAAGAACCAGATAGGGGAGGGTGTCTGGAAGAAGAAGGACGGAAGCAGGATGTCCGCCGGGGAGCTTTTGGGAACGGGGCTGCCATGTGATTATGACGCGTATATCGTGCGGTGGGCCGACGTTTATGTAGAGGAAGGCTCAAGAGAGCTCTTTTTGAAAAATACCGACAGGACGTATCTCAATGAGCAGTTTGAACAGGGAAAAAGTGAGATCACGTTTGAGTATTATACCAGATCGCCGGAGGGGGAGAAAATTTTTGCGCGGTACAGTACGTATCTGGCGGCAGATAAAAAAACCGGTGATGTAATTGCGTACAATAACGTGAAGGACATTACAGAACAAAAGCAGAAGGAAAACCAGATGCGTCAGTATGAGCAAATGCTGCTTATGACTGCGTCCGGTATGTATCAGGGGGTTCGGCAGATTGATCTTGGCGATTTTTCGACGGTTTTTTTGTCCTTTTCGGATAACCATATTACCCCATGCGGCGAAGAGAACTGGAATACATGGCTGGCCGGACAGGAGCATTATGTTCATCCGGATGATCTAGAGAAGGTGAAGGAAAAGCTGTGTGTGGAAAACCTGCTTAAAATGCCCGTTGGCGGAAGCTTCCGGTGTGATTTCAGAAGCAGGGGGAAAAACCAGAACGGATTTCACAGGGTTTATTCCGCCAGCGCGTTTAAGGCGGAACGGGACGGAAGGTTGTATGTGAATCTGGTTATTATGGACAATACCGCCGCCATGGAAAATGAAATAAAACAGAAGGCCCTGATAGAGGACGCGCTGCTTAGGGCGGAAAGCGCAAACAAGGCAAAAACAAAGTTTCTTTCCAACATGTCTCATGATATCCGCACGCCCATGAATGCCATTATCGGGTTTACAACTCTTGCGGCCACGCATATTGATAATAAAGAGCAGGTAAAGGATTATCTGGGAAAGATTATGACGGCAGGCAACCACCTGCTGAGCCTGATCAATGACATATTGGATATGAGCCGTATTGAGAGCGGACGGATGCAGTTAGAAGAGGCGGAGTGCAGCTTATCTGAAATTATACATGGGCTTCGGAATATCCTGCAGGCGGATATGAAATCCAAGGGACTGAGCTTATACATAGACACGGTAGATGTATTTAATGAGAATGTGATATGCGATAAGCTGAGAGTGAATCAGATCTTACTGAATCTGCTGGGAAATGCCGTGAAGTTTACGGAGCCCGGCGGCACGGTCAGCGTCCGGATCAGCCAGAAAGCGTCAGACACGATTGGAGTTGGCCTGTATGAATTTCGTGTGAAGGACACGG